AGAATTAGATATGGCAGAAGCTTGGATACCTTGAGGAATAATAAGTGCATAAGGTGGTCCTGATTTAATTCTAATAGTTGCTAAATTATAAAAAGTTCCAGCTGTTGTTAAATTAACCCCACCTAATGATTCTGTTCCAATGGATTGAATAACTCCTTGTGGAGAATAACCACCTTCAATTAAAGCAGAAGAACATACTTGTTGTAAAGTAGCTGTACTATCTAAAGTACCTAAAGCAATAATCATATATCTTATGGGTAATAAAGCAGTCTTCATATAAACCGTATCTAAATTATTAGCATTTAAAAATGTATGTGCTGTAATAAATTTACCATCAATTACAAATCCACATCTAACACTTCCCATACCTAGCCATTCAAAATCCATAAACATAATACAGGCTTTTGTAGTATCTAATGTGTAACCTGATGCACCTGTACCATCTAACTTATCTCCATTCCAAGAAGATTGTGCAACTGGATTATCAACAGAAGATCCTGATGTAGAAGTTCTTCTAACCCAATTTAATGTTGATCCTGTTTTTTCAAAATAAATACCATTATCATTATCAAACGAACCAATTCTTTGTGCTAAATTAGTTTGAGCTGAATCCATTACAAAGGTATTAAATATTAATAATGACTTACCAGGTTGATAAGACATCACTCTTTTAGATTGTCTAATTACATAAGAACCAGATCCTGTATCCACATTTAAATTTACAGTAGATTTATCAGATGAATAAGTAACACTAGAACTACCTCCTACGATAGCTTCGTCAAATAGATTATTTTTTGACATCACATTAGTGCTATCAAAAATAGTAAAAGGATTAGATACTCTTAATCTACCAAATGCATCATAAGCATTTGATCCATCTCCACCACCAATAACTGTTGGTTCAACATTAACGTTGTTACATGAACTCATTAGCAACCAAACCTTGAATTAAACCAAGTAAATCTTTCTAGTTCTTTTCTTAAATCATCTTGATATGAAAAATTTAATTGGTCTTTCATTGTAGTAATAGATTCAATAATCTGTCTTTGGTTTTCAGAAGTATATTCTTCTTTTGGTTCTGGTATGTATGTAGTTATTCTAGCCATTATCTTCTTCCATCAGGTTGTGCATCTAATCTTAATGTTCCATAACGCCAAGTTTCACCTACAGCATCATTTTCTATTTTAATTGATACCAATCTTCCTCTTGCTCTAGTATCTACTTTATCAGTAGATGATGTAATTGTAAATGGACCTAAAGGTGAACTAGAAGCTGTATCATTTGGATAATTATTTATAAATAGGGTTACTTTTGAATTACCTGTTAATAATTTGTAATCTGGTATAAATCGTTTAACAGACATAAAAAACTCACCATCTCCTCTAAAATCAACCATACCTGTTGATTGACCTGTAAGTCCACGTCTAGCTGTAATATCAAAATCACCTGATTGAATATATGCATCAATAGAAGTTGTACCTGAACTATTAACCTGATCGGTTCCTACTTCTTGTTCATAATAAGTTGATGCGCCAAATCTATTAGTAACACCTTGTATTGGAAAATTAGGTACAGCTGTTGTTGAATAGTCTGTTGCATAAGGAGCATCATAGATAGCAGCATCTACCCAAGTTGTTCTAGCTAATGAACCTGTTGTCCAAACATTTTCTGCGTAATTATAAGTTACTACTCTATCGATTTGATTGGAACCATTTTTAGGATAGAACCAATTTACCTCTGTATATAAACTATTATGTCCACCAAATATTAATTTGTTTGCATTGTAATTAATTCCTAAATTATCTCCACTTGTTGTAAATACAAAATCTTCTACTAAACAAGGTATTGATTTAACAGTACCATCATACATAAAAAATCCACCTGCACTACCCATCCAAAATACAGCACCATTTGCATAGATTGGAGTATGTTGACCCATACAACCACAGTTAGTACCAACTTGTCTAATACTAAATGTAAAAGGTGGTCCAACAAACTGTGCAGTATAAGCTGCAGTATCAGTTAAAATTAAAATATAATCTTTACCTTGTATCGCTGCTCTAATTTCGTTTCCTGCATCTAATCTTAATGTACCTGCTGTATTTGTTGCTGTTGGTTGATAAGTATCTAAATCCTCTTGATTAGAGAATCTAATAAACATTGGATCTTGTGTTGATGAATCTCCAATAGTTGTTTCAGTTCCAAGATGAAATAAGTGTCTATCTCTATCAGATACAACAGTCATAACAGATGCTGTTGGATTATTGGTTGTTTCATAATTAGTTGTAGTTGTTGATGCTCTAATAGTTCTTGCATTGGATGCTCCTGCATCCCAAGTAAATGTTTTACCATTATGAATAGTTGCAACTAATACTTGACCATAATTATCAAGACTCCAGTTCCCTGGATCCAGAACCGTTGCTGCAGTAGATCTAGCGGTACCCCAAGTACCATCTCCCCATAATCCTGCACCCCAACCAAAACCTTCTAATTGAAATACTGGACCCACAGATACATATGGATCAATTTGTGCTGAACCTGTTCCTGAGGTAGTACCAGCTGAATTAGATGGCATAGTAATTTCAAAAGTATCAGCTGTTGAATTTAATACTTCAAAAGTATTATCTGTAAAATCCGTTGTTGCATAACCAGAACCTGTTGGAACAGTTACAGATGAAAAGGTTACATATCTTCCATCAGTTAATCCATGAGTTGTTTTATTAACGGTCACTGTTGGTGAACCTGTAGTTGCATCAAAATCTGCTCCAGTAATAGCTGTATCTAGAGGTGTAATGTCGTAGAAAGTATCAGAATAATATAAAAACAAACCTTGTGAAGTTCCAATTGCTACATATTTTTCACCTGCTAAAGAAGTAAAAGAATGTTGAGATCTTGCAACACCAGGTAATGTCTGACTTGTTAAAGTAAGTTGTTGCCAACCACCTATTTTTTCAGGAAGTCCATATCTGAATCTGACATTATCTCCATCAATCCATTGTGATTCTGCACCTGAAGCAGTTGCTTGTTTATTGAAACCGGGCTTAAAATTAAGTTTTTGTAGCATATCTTAGGCATTATAATACTATTTTACGAATGATGGTAGTCCTAACATAGGTCTTCCGTCAAACTTGTTTTTATCTGCAAATGGGCCGTTTACATGGTTATAATGTAAAAACACTTGACCACAAATGTTTCCTTCAAAAGGCTCTCGCCAATGTTCGAGTTCGCAACCACTATATACTAACATATCACCTACTTCAAGCAATACCTTTGTACCAATTGGAGCGTTAGGTTTTATGATTTTTTTGTATTCATCTATAACAGAATCTGCACCTGTACCATCTATAAATATAGGCCACGGATCACCACCTAGATTTAAGGTACAAGATATCTCACAAGATGGTCTATCTTTATGTCTTCTTAATTCATCACCTTTTTTATAAGCTCTTGTGTAAGAATAAGTTGGTATCAAATCTAGTCCTGTATGTTGTTTCATAACAGGTAACATTTTAACTAGTAATGTATCCATTACAAAATCACCATAACAAGAGAATGTATTTGGTATTTGTTGATCTGTCCATGTTCCAAGGATCGGGGACTGTGAGTGTAGATTATTTTGATACATAAATGCAGTTGCATCTCTTTTAAGTAGTAAATAATTTAAAGCAAAATTAGCTAGCTCGTATGATAAAGCGTTTTTGATTACTTGATATTTATTAGTTTGAAATGTCATACGAACATACCTTTCTGTAAAAAATTAAATGATACGGATATTCTAATTTCATTAGATTCGTTAGGATCAACACAGTGCATTAACCATGATGGAAACATAATACATCTTCCAGCAATGGGTTCATAATGTGTTTCTCTAAATAATCTTGGCGGCACTGGTCCTTCTTTTTGTTTGGGTCTAGACATTGCAGCTGATGATCTTGGATCATCTATCTTTAAATGACCTGAGTTCTTAGGTGCTTTTATATAATATACACCTGACCATAATGAATTTGGATGTTGATGTGCTCTATTCATTCCACCTGGTGGATTTATGTTTGCCCACATATTACCTAATACAGGTTCACTATCTAAATGTTCTTGATCGTAAATTGTTTTTTGACATGCATATAACATATCAACTAGTTTTTTAAATTGTGGTAACTCAGCCATATTAGTAGTTGAATGCCAACCTTGTACATTAGTTCTAACCACCCCTTTATCTTGTTTAGACCAAGCAACAATATCTCTTTCCAACTCTTGATTCAAAGTTGGATGTTTTATATCTGAAATATAAATAGGTGTTGGAAAATGAAGTTCTCTAAACATTATTTAAATGGTGTCCCTCCAAACCACATAACAAGTGATTGTCTTCTACCACGTGTCACAGGTTTAACTCTATGTCTTATAAATGAAGCAAAGAATACTGCATGACCTTGTTTTATTTTTGCAACTTTACCTTCAGCCATTAACTCTAAATCTCCTCCTTCAAACTCTGATTCAGGAGAAAGTAGACAAGTCATAGATATTTTTCGAACTGGCGGTTCGTGTGCACAGTTTACATCATTATCTACATGCCACTCATAGAATCCTCCTTCTGGATATTCTGTATATTGTGCCATCTCTGTAATTTGCATTCCATCAAAACCAAAGTGATTACCATTTGTAGTTTTCATAATATGTTCAATGTCTTTATACATATCTTTCATTTTTGAAAATGGTATCCAACTAATATGTGAAGTTCTAGTTTTAGTATCTAACACACCCCCTTTAATACCTTGTTTGTTTCCTACATAAGCATCTTGTTTAGGTTCAGCACGACCTGCAGCAATAATCATTTTACATTGTTCAGGAGTAAAGATTGGTTTTGTAGTTTCAACTATATAAGATTTCCAACGTGGTTCAGTTATCATATTGCTCCTCTATTTTTAATTGGATCAAACTGTACATCACAGTTTGCAGCTAAAGTTCTTCTAGTCTCATTAGTTCCATTAAATGGATAAACACAATGTCTCATATCATATGGAAAGATATAAAAATCTCTAAGATCCATGGGTGGTTGATAATCTATTTTTGCAAACTGACCATTACTTGCACCTAATATCTGAAGTCTTCCATTTTGTTGTATGTGTCCTGCTGAATATTCTTTACCATATGTTGATGGTAGTTTTAAAATCATTACAGAAGATAAGCCAGTAAATAACATACCTCTATGAATGTGTGCAGGATTATATTCATGTTGTTTCATTTCATTCACCCAAATAGAATTTAAGTGAGTCTCATAATCTCTAATTTTATTAAAAGCCAAATAATGTTTAAACATTTCTATAAAATAATTGGTTACATCTCTTGGTAACATATTGTGATTTTTCATTTTAGATTGATCTTGACCATTATAAAATAAAGAATGTTCATTCTCTATCTTACCAACTAACTGACCATTAGCAGGTGCTAGATTATGAAAGTTAGATTCATAAATATAATTAATAGAGTTAAATATATCTAATGGAACCTGGTACTTTAAAATCGATTGACCTAAAAATATAAAATCAAACTTTGGGTTTACCATGTTGTTCAATTTGCTCTTTCTCTTTGTAACTGCTTTCTAATTCACCAGACTTTTTAATTCTTTGCAAAGATTGTAATTGACCCATTACATTAAAGATTTCAGCCTCTGATGAGTTTGCATTTAAAGTTTTTGCTTTCTCGTGATACTGTAATCCATAAGATTCTAATTGATGTTGATTGACATCTTTATCATTAAACGATCCATCATTATCTTTATCATTAAACGATCCATCATTAAATTCTTTCTTTAATTTAGACCACATTTTGATTTCTCTCATTCTATGTTTTGCAACTTTTTCCATAGAAGCTTTTGCAAATCTACATTCATCTAAATCTATTTCGTATTTAGTTCTTTTGTATTCATCTTCTTCTTTATCAATTTTCTTTTCTAACCAAGTTATCTTTGCTTCATTTCTTCTATAGTCAAATGATAAAGTCATTAGGTTATCTAAGTATGATGATTGTTCTCTAACACACTGCCAGTATTTAGCAGCTTTAGTAGGATAACGGTTGTCTTGAAGTACAGAAAATCTTGCTTCTGTTTCTGTTCGAAACATTTGTTTTTTAGTCCAAGTGTCTCTAAGTTCATCAACCATACCTTTAAAGTCGGTTAAATCTTGTGGCTCTAATAAATTATTTAAATGAGCTTCTTCTTGTTGAATTACTTCTTTTACGTCTTTTTTATTAGTCATCTTTATCCTTTATATATTTTTTATTTTTATATCTTATTTAAAAGATATTACAAGACTTAACTATCTGTGAAAGTTCTTGTTAATGGAGATCCTGCTCCTGTCCATTCTTCGGTTGCGGCTGTTACAGGTGGAACATCTCCTCCAATTGCTAATCCTGAAGTTGCTGTACCGCTTCCTGCTAAATAATGTCTTCCAGTACTTAAATCTGTAGTTTCTGTCCAACTTGTTCCATTCCATAATTCTGTGTCCGCTCTTTGTGGAGGTGTACCTGTTTCTCCTCCAAAAGCCAAAGCAGAGGTATTATCTGTTCCAGCTAACGCTAAATGAGTTCTTGCAGTATTTAAATCGTTTACTTCTGTCCAAGAAGTTCCATTCCAACTTTCAGCTACTGCTGTTGTTGGAGAAGAACCACCTGCAACTATTGCTGATGTTTGTGTACCTGCTCCATTACTTGATAAGAATCTTGCAGTATTTAAATCATTTACTTCCGTCCAGCTCGTTCCATTCCAAGACTCTGTTACAGCTAATTCAGGTGGCCCTCCACCTGCTCCTAAAGCAAGTGTTTGAGTACCTGCAGCAGCTATAAATGCTCTAGCCGTATTAAGATCATTGACTTCTGTCCAAGAAGTTCCATTGTAAGATTCAGTATTAGCAAAATTTGGAAAACCTCCTCCAAAAGCTAATGCTGCTGTGTTATCTACACCAGCTTGGTTATGGACTCTTCTTGCTGTATTAAGATCACTTACTTCAGTCCAAGATGATCCATTATAAGATTCAGTTATATTTGTTGTAGCTGTTCCATTGTATCCACCAGAACTTAATGTAGAACTTTGCGTTCCTGATGAACCTGTTTGAGATCTTGCAGTATTCAAATTCCCACCCGTAGCCCAAGAACCAACTGATGTAACTGATTGACCTTTAACCACATTATCTGTTGAGTTATACCAAACTTGTCCTTCAACAGGATTCGATGGGTCTGATGCCAGTACCTCGATATTTGTTCCAAAAATTTCTTTGTATGTTGCCATAATTAATCCGTGCTTATTGTTTTAGTTGTAAATGATGGTTTAGTCCATTCTTCGGTTTGTGCTGTTTGGCCTGGAGCAGCATTACCACCTATTGCTAGATTATTTGCTGTTCCTCCTTGTTGTACAGCTGTTGTATCATATCTTCCTGTACTTAAATCATTTACTTCTGCCCATGAAACTCCATTCCACTCCTCTGTTTTTGTTGATCTTGCAGTTGAAGGACTTTCAAAACCACCGAAAGCTAAAGCAGAAGTTTGTAATCCTGATCCTGCTATATTTGATCTACCAGTGTTTAAATCATTAACTTCAGTCCAGCTAGATCCATTCCAACTTTCGGTAACTACATTAGGAGGACCAGCACCAAATACTA